AGGGTGACAGTATATAAAGCATCCATCAGTCGTGCACGTAGTCGTAATGGTAGATAATGCATATTCAATCCCATAAACCCAGGTTGGGTTGATGTTCCTGCTGCACGGCCACCAAGTCTTGTCGTATCAAATGGTATCACTAAGGGATATCTGTCATAATATGGTAAATCTGCTTTGGTCTTTGGGTCATAAGCAAACAAATACATCTGACCTATCATAGGCACACTTACCATGGCACTACGATCTTAACCCATTAATGCATTAGGGCTAACACCAACCTTACTGGCCTGAGCGCGAAACCACGTTCTAGACTGTTGGGTTTTGTTAGGTATCATACCTTGTCTCTCACCTTGGGTGAGGATGCTATCAAAGGTATATGCCACCATTATTTTCGACCTAAATCCTTCTCTGTTATAATAACAAATTCCCAATTGCGATCAGCACAATATTCTCGGGCAGCTTTCCACTTCGCAGTATTTATCCCATATTTGGCAACCTCAGTCAAATACTTTCTTGTTGGTTTTCGTGATGTATCATGAGGTATTGGTTGTTGTGTCTGCATAAACGGTTTTACTTCAATCATCTTGATTGCTATTTTGCCAGTTCTATCTTTCATTTTTATGATAAAATCTGGAAAATATCTATGCCACTTACCATCAATTGGTGATTTGTAAGGAACTATGACTTCTTCCGAGGCCCATTCTATAACCGAATCATTTTGATCAAATTCGATCATGATCCTTCGCTCCCATAATGAGCGATAAATTATATTCGTTGGATCTCCCTTATATTTTGAGGGATTGATGGGGTGATATTTGCCTTTGTATGCCATATTTCTATCTAGGCGCAATAAATATTACATATTTTAAGAGGACTATAATTAATGGCATTTCCTGGGGAAACACCTACAGCTGAATTACAACAATTTCAGGGAATGAGACCTGCGCCACCAGCACGTCGCGCGCAATCACTTTATTTTCCAAATGATTATAGAAATATTGATCATTGTGTAACATTTCAAGTTAAAAAATTTGAACGTGTCACAAGAACATCAGCTTTAGCAAATGATCAAACACTTGTAAATCCTAATAGAAATACAAATGCATCTAGACTTTTGACAACTATAACTCTACCCATGCCAAGCATATTTAATACTGAATATGGTGTAGAATATGATGACGCTAAACAAATATCATCGGTAGGTGAACTTGCTGCAACTATGGCATCAATGGCCAGAGGTGGTAATTCGGAGGCGGCCGCCCGATCTCTTGGTCAAGCATTATCACAAATATATGGTGCTGGTGCCGCGGCAGGTGGCGTTGGTTCTGCCGCTCAAAATGCTGGTAATGAAATATTGAGACAAATACAAGGTGCCACGCAAACATTAACTCCAGGCGTAGCTGGAGCTGTAGGACTAAGTGCTGCTGCTGGTTTAGCTACTAATGCATCAACATCAGCACAAGCAGTGATTGCAAATTTTCTTGGTGTAGCACGAAATCCTCATAAGGTAGTTTTATTTCAGGGTGTCAATTTTCGTAGGCATGTATTTTCATATAAACTATCACCTAAAAATATTAATGAAGCTCGATCAATATATAAAATTATAAAAGCATTTAAATATCATATGTCACCAAGCTATGGATTGGGTGAAACTCCTACGGCCGCACGAGGACTTTTGGCAGGATTAGGATTTGAAGAAGCTGGTGAAACAACTGGTAATATAACATCTGAAGCAGGATCTATATCACGAGCATTTTTTGAATATCCTGAAGTATTTGATATAAAATTTCAAGGTAGTGCCAGAAATAATTTATTCACTATAGGTGAATCTGTATTAAGAGGGTTTACTGTAAATTACCATCCTATGGCGTACCCGGCTTATGTAAGGTCTCTAAATTCGCCAAATGTTTCTTCTCCCGCTGAAGTTGAAATAAGTCTTACATTCCAAGAGACCGATATAGTTACAAAAGAACAAATACAACAATTTGATAGGTAAACCATGCCTCATTATTTCTCAGCTTTTCCGACAATTAATTATGCTTTACCTAGTCTTAACAAGACTAATACGGTCACCGATATCACAAGAAGATTTGTGATCAGAGATTTTTATAAGAAAAACTTATTTTCATTTTTTAAATATGATATTACTGATGGTAATCGACCTGATAGTGTTGCTTATGAGTTATATGGCGATTCTACTTTAGATTGGCTAATATTATTACCAAATGAAATAATTGACCCATATTTTCAATGGCCTTTAGATCAAAATCGATTTAATGAATTTATTAGAAAAAAATATGGTAGTGTATCTACAGCGATGGGCACTATACATCATTATGAACAAATAATACAAAATAGATTAGAGACTGTAAATTCAGACGGTGAAAAGATTTTTGTGCCTGAACGTACTCTTCAGGTAGATCAAACAACATACTTATCACTTTCTGCCAATGCTAAAAAAGAAATCACTGCATATGATTATGAATTAGCTAAAAATGAAAGAAATAGAACAATATCTGTAATTGATATCGTATATGTACCTAGTATAGTGGATAGATTTAGGAATCTGTACATATGACAACGCCTCAACAGGCATCTGGTTCAGGTTTAATACAAGCTTTAACTATAAGATCGGCCACTCAACAGCAATCGCAGATAGATTTCAGACAAATCGCATCTGAAATTAGCTATTATGAATCTATTGATGCACCTGGTTTTACTTTAACTGCAACTCTGCTAGACGGAGCAGGATTTAGAACTGCTGTACCTTTAACTGGGGGTGAAGAAGTATTCTTTTCATTTTCAGATAGCGAACAAAATTCACCCAGAATATCTGGGTCGGCGATAGTATCAAAATTAGTAGATAAGGTTAGAGCAAAAGAAAGTTTAGATTCTTATTCTTTGTTTTTGTATCCAAAAGAACTCATGTTGCATAATTATGAAATTGTGGATACTTCATTTAAATCTCGTAAAATAGAAGATATAGCAAAAACTATAGTTCAAAATCATATTACTCCAATAAACGGTAGAACTTTAACAACAGTAGAACCTACTTTGGGTCAATTTACAACTACTTTTCCTAGAATTAGTCCATTTACAGCATTGAATTATTTGGCCGGAGAAGCTCAATCGGCTGACACAAAAAGTTCATCCAGATATTTTTTCTTTGATACCAACAAAGGATATGTGTTTGCTTCATTGCAATATTTGATGAAGCAACAGATTAAAAGAAAATTTACTTTGATAGAAGAACGTATTCCAGGTGATAGTCAATATGAAAGAAACCGCATAGTATCGATGGAAGAAAGAGTTGCATTTGACTTGGGCGAAGGTGTAGCATCTGGTCAATTAGGAACTCAAATTTTATCATTAGATCCAGTAGCAAAAAGATTTAGATCGACACAATATCTTTATAATAGAGATTATTCATCAATTGATCATATATCTCAGGAAAGAAGACTTACTGCAAGAGTTGCCCAACAATTTGGTACAAGATTTTCTAGAGAAGCTTTTATAGTTACTAATTCTCATCAATCAACTTTACCATATGTTACTGAACGAGAATCTTCAATACAGCAAAGTTATAGAAGACGTCAAGATTTTCTAGGAGTTGAAACTGCTGCGACTGCGGATATCTCATCAAATATAACGGTGATAACAGTTCACGGCGATTCAACCTTACATGCAGGTGATACTATAGAAATTATGGTTCCTATTACAGGAGATAGAACAATAAGAGACCGTGCAATGGATAATCTTGCAAGCGGTAAATACTTAGTTACAGCTGTGGCCCATCGCATTACTACAGGGGGTTTAACATATGTAACTGTTCTTGAATGTGTGAAAGATGCATTTATAAAGCGTGTAGAAAATATAGTAAGGGATAGTTAATATGCCGATTCGTTCACCTGAGTGGATGGGAAACAACGGGTTTGTATGGTTTGTCGGAATCGTCGAAGATAGATTTGACCCTCTTGGTATAGGTCGAGTTCGTGTTAGATGTTTTGGTTGGCACACCGAAAATAAAGAATCACTACCTACATCATCTCTGCCATGGGCTCAGGTTTTGATGCCAGCAAATTCGGCATCTATTAGTGGTGTCGGTTCATCACCAACAGGTTTAGCTGAAGGTAGTTGGGTTGTTGGTTTTTTTATGGATGGTAGTACTGCTCAGACACCTATGGTATTAGGATCATTTCACGGTGTTCCTGGTGATGCTGGTAATTCTTCGCAAGGATTTGGTGACCCATACGGAACATATCCTCTTGCTAAAGGTATACCTGATACATCTATGCTATCAATAGGTAATGATGCATATTTGGAGCATCCTAATACTAAAGATCGAATATCAACTAGGGTTGAGGATGTACCTGAAGCTGCAATAAGAAAAGCATCATCCGTTTCTTTTGATGATACAGATGAAACAACATATGATACTCCGACATGGAATCAACCAGAATTACAGGGTCTTACTACTCCACCGTTATATCCATTCAATCATGTTCGCACTACTGAATCAGGTCATATATTTGAAGTAGATGATACCATTAATGCAAGACGTATACATGAATATCATGCATCAGGAACCAATAGAGAAATTATAGATGATGGAACTAGAGTCACTCGAATAGTTGGTGACGATTATGAAATTGTGGTTAGAGACAAAAAGGTAATTGTATTTGGATCATGTAGCGTAACTATTGCCGGTGATGCTAGATTAAGAGTTGACGGTGATTTAATTCATGAAATTTTAGGTAATTATCATTTGAGTGTCAAAGGAGATATGATTTCTAAAATAGAAGGCAATCGTAGCACAGAAATTTTAGGATCAGAGATAACACAGATCAATACAAATGATTCAAAAACTGTTGGTGGTACAAGAAACAGAGTAGTTGGATCAACAACCATAGAAACCTATGGTGATGCCATACAAAAGACCATTGGTGGAAATATTACAGAGATAATCAAAGGTGACAAGCTTATTGCAACTTCAGGCAAGACAACACATTTGGCAGGAACATCTATGGAAGTTGGCGCTGGTACAGATATGACATTAGCAGGTAAATCAACAGTGACAGTCAATTCTATAGGTCCAACCACAGTCAAAGGTTCAAGAGTGGATTTAAACCCATGATAAAAATATTAGGTATCATATCATGAGCGGGACTAGAACTGCTATAGCTGTCGCAGCGACTGCTGCTGTAGCTGCCCTTGCTTTACGAGAATTGAGGTCAGCAAATACTTCACCTGGAGCTACACCAAATTGTGCTGCTGGTCCCTTAGCTGAGGTGTCTCGACAATTATCTCAGGCTTCATCCGCACTTAACAATGCTGTACAATCATTGGCCTCATTACCTAGTCAAATTGAAAGTCAAGTTAATGCGGCAATCAACAGTGCTCTTAGTACTGCAATTGGTCCAGTGCGAACTCAAGCAAATGCGATTGCAAATGAATTAAATCAGCTTTTACAGTTTTTAAACGATCCTGCTAGATTTCTAGCACAGTGGATCAATATGCAAACATTATTTCCAAATTTGGATCTTCGTTCATTAGTTAATCGTCTATTATCAGGTCTTGGTGTATGCGCTGCCTCTAATTCGCCACCACCATCGACTAATTCTGCTGTTGCCGGACCT